TCTTTGCCGAACTGGACAATCTGCGTTCCTGCGAAGGCGACACCCATTGTTGCGCCGACTTGTTTAATCTTGCCCATGAAGTTTGTCATGCCGGTTGAAGCTGTTTTTACATTGTCGTCAATGCCTTTGATTGCGTTTTGTGCTTGCTGTAATCCTGCTTTAAGGCTAGCGACGTCTGCCTGTAATTCGATTAGTACCGGTGGGATTGCACCTGTCATGTGTTATCCCTTCATTTTGCGGCGAATCGCGTTTGTAAATACCCGGTTTATTGTTCCGTTATTTATCAATGTTTTGCCGGCCGGCATAAGGAAAGGATACCGCACGCCTGACTTCCAACGCTTGCTTCCTAGTTCAACCGCGCGCGCGTACTCGACTGTTGGACCAACTGTCGCTATGTAACTGCCGAAGCCGTATCGAACTGTTGTTGTAATGCTGCGTCGTAATGTTCCTGTTACTACGTTTGGACCCGGACCCGTTCCCGGTAAGTGGCCTTGCCCGCGTGGGTGCGTTCCGGTGTTTGCGTTTTTCTTTGCTTCTCGTTCTACCGCTAAACCCGCTTGCGCAACTCCGTACTCCGCTGCGTATTCCATTCTCTTTTCAAATGCGTCTAGAGCGCCGAATACCTCGGTTAAGTTGCGTATGATGATTGCGCCCATTTACCCGCTCGCTCGCTCTGCCTTCTCCGCTTTGACTTCTTCTACTGCTCCGGCAATCGCTATTAACCAATCCGCTGTACCGGCTGGTAATTCGTCTACTTGCTCCGGTGTCCAACCGAATCGGTCAGCCATCGTGTAGTAGTACCAATGCTCATCGGGGTAGTCGAAGTCTTCGCTCCGACTGCCTCCGTTGAGAACCCATTTTAGCCGTTCGAGTTGCCGGTATCCGCTTTTGGGTCTGCCTCGTTCGTGTCATTCTTTGACAATGATGGGAACAGAGCCTTTTGCGCTTCCTGCGTTGCCTCGACCAATGCGTCGTAGTCCTTGATTTCTAATTCGTCGAGCGAACTCATTTTCACAGACGGGATAATCAAATCGAAATCCCAAGCTTCTACTAGCATCGCAACAACTGCGTCGCCGAGTGCTAATGCTTTTCCTAGGTCGCCTTCTTCTTTATCTCCTGCGCGCATTACTGCCTTGCGGTCTTTTACTCGCAATAGCGCCGGGTCTTTCAGCGTTACTTTCGCGCCTGATGGAAGAGTGATTTCTGAACTTGCCATGTGCTGCCTCCTGTTGTTTGCCTTCCTTTATCTTACTGTAAATCTAGGGAGTAGGGGAGGGAGACCGGGAAGGCGTTCGGTCTCAACCTGCCCCTACTCTTGGAGATTGGTTTATGCGTATGTTCCAGACGCCTTTGCATTCTTTAGAACCCACTTGATTGGTGAGTATCCTGCGCTTGCTCCTGCGTCTGTTGTATTGGCCTGACCGTTGATGTCTACTGAAATCTGTACGAAGTCAGAACCACGGTCGCTTGCTGCCGCTACATAGGCACCCTTTGTGAGAGTTGCCTGAAGTTGAACTGCCGCTGCTCCTGCGCCGTATGCCCAGTTAAGAACAATAGCCGGCTGTGTGTTTGTTAGGTAGCGAGTCAATTCTGTGTCGTTCTCCATCACGAAAGTAATCTTTCCAGTTACTTCTAGTGGACCGAGGAAGACGTTGTAAGGGTTTTGCGTTGTAGAGATTCCGTAGACCGGTGTTACTGGTCGCTTCATGCTGATTTCGCCGGACATTGAGTTGGTGATTGTTGTTCCGCCGACTGTTAATGCTCCCTGCCAAACCTGAGTTGGAAGGACTGTCGAGAATGTTGGTGTTGGTGTCGTTGCTGTTGCAGAAGCCCAGCCCGTTACCTTTGCGTCGTACTCCAACATTCCGTCTGCGTTGAACTTCAATGTGAAGTCTGAGAATTGGCAGCCCGGGTACGCGCGAACTGCCGCTGCGTAGAAGTCTGTCAATGTGTATGAAAGAGGCTGCGCGTCTGCCGCTGCAACTGCGCTGTTCTCTAGAGAAATTGTGTGTGTAAATGGTGCGCTTGCTCCAACTGTCGCTACATCGCCCATGATTCCGGCTAGTGCGTAGCCGACTGTATCCATGAATACTGAGCCGCCGAAGTCGTATGTTGAGCGGGTGCGACCCGGTACATAGTTGTAATTCTTGACGTTTGAACCACGGATACCTTCGTCGTAGAGTGGGTCAATGACGTCTACCGGCTTCAAGCTGCTTGCCATTACTGGCAGGTAGTCTGTTGGTGCTACTGCGGTTCCCTTTGTAACTTCCTTTGCAATTCCTAAGTAGGAACGGACGGAATTTTGTACGGCCATTACTTCACCTCTTCTACGGTTGAGTCAGACGCGGCTGACGGTGTTGATGTTGCTGTTGTTGTTGGTGTTACTTTTGCTTTCGCGTCGTCGTAAGACTCTCCGGCTTTTAGCGTGACGCCAAGCGTAGGATAGACACGCTCGTCGTGACCTTCGTTTTTGATTATCATGCTGCTCCTATGCTTGAATCATTTCTGTTACGTCGAATTGTATCTCAGCGAAGGTCTCTGTTGCTCCGCCTTCGTTTGTTGCTGGTTCTCCGTAACTTGTACTGATTTCCGGTTCCGCTCCCTGCCACACTAGGTTGCCGGTTGCGTCGCCGAAATTGTGGTCTGCTCTTAGACGTGCCTTGATTGAGTCTATGAGCGTGTCGAATGCGGTCATTGCCGCTTCCGAATTGCGTTCCATTGAGTGCTGGTAAACCTGCAAGATGACCGAGTAATCCACTCTCTTCCAACCGTTATACGCTCCGCCTAATGCTATGCGGCTTTCGCGCTCGCTTTGGATAAAGATAACTACCGCTGCTCTGCTTAACTGGCCGGGCTGGGAATTGACTTGGTAGTTAATGCGCTTCGGGAAGCTGGTAAAAATCTGATTGAGGCCGGTGATGTTTCCGGTGTTTAACCAGTTGTATAAGGTGGCGCGTACGCCGGTGCGCCCTGCCACTAGCGAATCCGTCGGTAGAGGCTGAGCATCTCTAAGGCAATCGCCATTTCGTTTCCGAACTTGCTTGCGCCGGCTACATTGCCATTTGGCTGCGTCGTTACGTTCATGGTGAGCGAGTTATCTCCGCGTACCTTTAGGAAGGCCGTAGTGATGAGTACACAAGCTTCTTTAATTGCCTGAGGTAAGTTGCCTATGGCGACTGTGTTTGCGTGCGTATAGGCCAGCGGAGCCGTTGTAGGCACCGTTGTAGAACCGTAGGTGTAGTTGCTTGCCACGGTGACGCGCTCGCTGTTTGCTCCGTCGTAAATGCGTAGTTGCATTCCGGCCACAATGCCGTCTGCGGTCTGAACTGTGAGGGTACTTTGTCCGGCTGTCGCTGTCGCTATTAGGCTGTTTACATAGCCGGAGGTGTAATTGAAAGTCACGAACATTTGCTGTCTTGGTGCTGCTCCTACGCCGAAGGAGAGCGCTCCCTGTGAGGAGTAAGTCGTTGCCAACTGGGATAGCGGCACAATGATTTGCTGGTCTTCAAACCACGCCTTTGATGGGTCGCTTAGCGTCGTTAGGCTATTTGGGTCTGTTCCATAAGACATGCTTTGTAGCGAAATGATTGGATTGTTGTTCGGGTGTATTGCTAGGTAGCCGCTGTTGCTGAGGCGTACTCGCTGATTCTCTCTTTGTGTGGACGCGTTCAAGTTTTGGTTGAGTGTTTCGTCCATGAAAGAAGAAGCGCGCAGAATGACATTTGCCAACTCTGCGTCTTGCGCGGCTGCGTTGCCTCCGACGACTAGATTGTCGTAGTCAATCGCTGTCGGTGCGTTTTTGTATTCGGCGACGGTGATGTAAGGATTTTCAAAGAACGGGTGCTGCGTCGTTACTCCGGTCGCCATGTTTAATCTCCGTCTGTTTTAATCCCGTTGCCGTTATCGTGTCCACAGCGGCTGCACATCTTGAACCAACTGCCGAACCCGCACTCTACGCAAGTGTATCCGAGATTTTCGTTGTTAGTCGTTGCTCCCATTAGGGAAGCTTCTATAAATCCTTCGGCCTTCATCGCCTTTGCGTCGCTGTTGCTGACTGTGTAAATGCCTTGCTTGCTCGGTGTATAAAGTCTGTTGCCTATTTGTGTTTCGCGTACACCTTTGTCCGGTGCCACCATTCTCTTTGCCATGCTGCCCCCTTGTTTAGTAAAGAAGAGGGAGCGCTCGCGTGGAACGCTCCCTCTCCTGCCTTACTCGTTATGCAGAAACAATACCTGAGACTGCGCCGTTCCATGCTGGAGCGGTACAGAAGAATGTTCCACGGAAGTAAGTTGAGAATTCGTAAGCGAACTGCGTTACAGGCCACTGAATACCCATGTAATCCTGAACCATGAAGTTGCTCCATACATCGGAGACCTCTGTGTCTGGGATTGGAAGTGTGAATGACAGAACCGGTGATACACCCTGTGGTAACCATGGGTGTACTTCTAGGTCTACAGACTTTCCTGTTACTTCGTTTTGCAAACCAGTAACGATTGAACCGTATGTGGTTCCGCCTGTTCCCGGATTGTCAATTGTTAGACGGTAGTTCGCTGTTGAGCCACTCTTAATTGCGTCTGAGAGTTGCTTACGGTCGTTACCGTTTAGAAGTACTAGGTCAGGGTCAGCCTTTACTGAGTCGTATAGACCCGCGAAGACTGTCTGGTATTCCGCACCCGGGTTAGAGGTTGAGAATGTGCTGTTGATTGCGTTGTTGAATCCGCTGTTTGCGCCAAGAACTGTTGGCAGAATGCCGTCGTATCCTGTTGCGTAAGCAGATGTGTCAGCAGAAGCGCGTGAAGCTGCGGCACCAGATGTTGAGAATGGTGCTGTGTTTCCTGTGCGCTGGATTGAAGTTGTTCCCTGAACTGTGAATGTGCCTGTTCCCTTTAGGGTACCGACATACTTCAAGTTTGCTGCGCCTGTTGCTGTTCCAACATAAATGTTGTAACCAAGTGCGCCTGCAACCGCTGTTGAGACTGCGACTGTTAGTACATCGCCTGACGCTACGGCTGTGCTTGCTTCCGTTCCGAGAATTGACTCACCGAAACCTGAACCCGAGATACCTGCATCTGCCGTGACATTTACATAGTAAGTGTTTGCGGCTAGTGCGGTCTGTGAACCTGCGGCTACTGGAGAAGCGAGAGCGAATGTCGGTGCTGTTAGAGCGCCGGCGTATCCGCTTGCTGTTCCGCGTGCCATCAACATCATGCGCTCTTCCATCAACATTGTTGCGTAGAGAGTAGATGTAGATGACAACTGGCGTAGGTCTTGGTAGCCCATACCTGAGAAGTTCGCGTCGAATGACACGCTGTCAGATAGTGAGTAAGAGTTGTAAGGCAGGATTAAATCGTCTGCGGCGTAGGAAATCTTTGGACCACGCTCGAAGTTGATTGAACCGAATGCTGTTGTTGTTGATTCGGTGATTCCCGGCCATGTGTTTCCAACTCCGCCTGTACCTGTACCTGTGTATCCAAGAATGCGCTTGACACGGTGTGATGTGCCGACGCCCTTCTTGCGTGGGATACGGTTGCGTAGAGGTGTTGGACGTGGTGTTAGAAGCTTTGCAGGTGCTTCGAGGTCGAAGGCTGCGAAAGATGTTGAAAGTGGAGATGTAAGTGTTACATCCTTTTGAATGTCTTGCATCGCTGTGCGCTGTGAAGCGAGAGCAGAGTTTAGACCAGCAAGTGCGTCACCTGTTAGTGACTTGTTTGCTACGAGTGCTTCGATTGCTGAGACTGGGTCTGCGGCTGGTGCAACTCCTGGAACAGATGAAGCGTTTGAAAGAGACTTGCCGAGAACCTCGGTGTACTCCTCCATGCGCTTTGCTGCTTCTACCGGTGCTGCATCGCCGAAGAGGTCTTTAGCGCGTGGCATTTCGGCCATGTGCGGTATTCCTTTCGGTTAGTTGGATTCGCTAGCGGCTGTCGCTTTGTTGAGGAACTCCTCGTACAAAGACTTATAGCCCTTTGCTAAATCCGGGTCGGTTGTTGCGTCTGCTTTAGCCTTGTATGTGGCTGCCTTGACCAATAGGTCGTTTGACGCGTGGTCTATTGGCTTGATAGTCCGCTTTGGACCACCGGCTACCGCGAGTGACTTTGCAGCCGCTAACTCAGTCTCCAAACCTACTGCCTTGTTTGACGCTGCCTCTTTTGCAGCAATCAGACCGGCAATCTCTGCGGTAAGGGATTTCGTTGCGCTCTTTACTGCTTCCTCCACGATGGCTTTGATTTCTTCCTCTACATTTTCAGTAAGGGAATCTTCTTTTGAAGCTTCGTCAGCGGCTTCTTCCGCCGGTGCTGCTTCTTCGGTTGCTTCTTCCGCAACTGGTAGTTCCTGCTCTTCTAATTCTGCTTCTTCTACTTCGGCGCTCTTAGGTGTCTCGCTTGGTGCAACCATGTCGGCAGTTGTTACGTCGTCGCGTCCATGTGTTGCTTCCGGTGTATGGCAACCGCATTCGAGGCACTTGTTTTCTGCGCTCTTCTCTGCGTCTTCTTTTGCACCGAAGTACTTATCGCACATTCCCTTGATTGCGTCGTCCTTCATGCCGGCTTCTTTGCAGCGAGCCTTGTATGCCTTTTCTGTTTCGTCCTTCATCGGCTTCAATTCTTTGTCTTTGTGCGCCGATAGTTCAATTGTCTCTTCTTCCATGACTTCTCCCTCTGCCTTTTCGCCCTCGTACCAAGCGAATAGATGATGTACTGCGGATAGGAGATGTGCGAGAGACATTTCTTCGTTATGTCCTGCGTCCATCTCGTTTGCTTCTACGACAATTAGTTGCGCTAGTGCTGTGCGTGCGTCTTCGTAAAGTTTTTTATCGAACTTGACTGTGTCTCCTGTTGCTAGGGACTTTGCAGTATTCACGATTTCTAGCGCTGTCGTCATGTCGTACTCCTCTAGATTATCCTGTAATTGTACAGACTTTTCTGTCTTGCGCTTATACTTTCCGCCGCGCTTCTTGTACTCGCGTACGACCCAAGCGTTTGCTACCGCTGATGGGTATACGTCGAACTTGTCCTTTGCCTCTGCCTTGACTCGGTTATACAAATCCTTGTCGGCAGGTTCGGACTTTTCTCCGCCTTCGTTGATTGAGGCGTAGTCCGGCTTCTTGTCGTCTGCCTTCTCAATCAATTCTTCTACTTTCCAAATGCCCTTGTTTGCGTCGTCGCTCTTGGCAAGCACAAGCTGGCAGTTAGGGTTTGCTGGTCGGTCTACTAGGCTGACCTCCACGATTTGTCCGTCAATGATTCTGCCGTTTGCTGCCTTCTCGTCACGCACAATGCGCGGACCTTTAATTCCAATGCTGAATCCCTTTAGGACTCCGGTATCTACCTTCTTGACGCTGATTGGGTCTACGACTAGCGCGTGAATGTAATGTCCGTCTGCCTTCTTCTCGTATTCCTTTGCCACGCCGGCTGCGATGTTGCTGTGCTGCTCTCTGATGTTGCCGCCGCTCTTGAACCAGTCAGGCATTGCGCTGTCGAGCCATGTAGGGTCACAGATTTGCTGGTCAATGTCTATGGAGTCATCGGTCGCTTTGCCGTAAACCATCATTGTTCCATCTGCGTTCTTGTCAGACTTTACAATCTGAAAGAATGCTGTTGTTAAATCGTTCACGGTTGATTTCTCCTTAGTTTCGTTTTCTCTGATTATCTTCTTTGCCCATGCCCACCCTGCGTCTCCGCCCCAAAGTAACCAAGCGATGTAGCCGGCGCTGTCTTTGCCCCAACCCTCGCCCTTCTTGTCTACTTCGTGACGGGAGAAATACGAGTTCATTCGCTTTATCGTGTCTAATGATAGCGCCGCTCCATTGGATAAATCTCTCGCGCGCGCGACTCCGACTTCGGTTCCGCCTCGGCCGTATTTCTTGCGTAACTCCAACCCGCGCTTAGCGTTGCTGCGTACTTCCTGCGGTGGCACATGGCCATCGCCTTTTACAAGCTGCTCGTATTGGTCTGACATTTGATTACGCTGAGAATGTTACGATACATGCGCCGTCTGCGGTTTGAGCCGCAGAGATTGCGTAAATCTTGTCTCCGCCGTTGAGCCACAACTGGAATGAACTTGTTGCGCTCATTGGTCGTCCAATCGTTGCGCCGCTTGTTGTGATTGTTGCGTCTCCGATGTAGATGGGAGATGAGTGATTGTTGTAAATCTGAACCGCGATGTTGCGCCCCATGCTTGGAGGTAAAGAGGCGATTAGGGTTGCTGTTGTTTGAACCTGACTGTTGATGTGTTGTAGCGCCATTATTGCTCCTCTGATTGTTCAGTAATTGTACCCTGTGTATCTAGTCTTTCGTCTGCCTGTTCCGGTATTCGGGTAATCCA